CAATAATGGCTATCTGGCGTTCGTCAATATCAACGTTCGTCTCTTCGTATTCGTCTTCATCCGGCGGGGTCAGATCTTCGGAAGACGCGACCAGTATTTTCGCCTTGCGGATGCCTGGGACGCTGTAAATGGGCCGGTACAAGCTTTGATAGATAAAATCAACGCCGACTTTCTGGTTCTCCGCCCCCCACACGTCGATATTGCTTTTCAAAAGCGTTATGCCGTTAACAGGGAATGTTTCTTCAGGATTTTTTTCAAAATAGATTTTCAGCCAAATATAACAATTAGTCGGCCTTGTGAACCCTATCTCCCAGGGGAAGCCTTCGGAGTCAATGACCTCGACAACGGTATTTCCAAACGGTTGGATGCCGCCTGGTCCTTTCTCAAATATCTTTTCCGCAATTTCCTGGTCAACGCCGCCCACTACAACCGCTTCATAGCTGTTCGGAGGCCGTCCGTTATACTCGTACCTGCTCCGGTTTGAATAAACCCGCCTGTATAATACGCCCGGAACTTTGCCTATTTCGTTTTCAAGCGCCCTTTCGTTTCCCGACGCCATTTTCTGCCTGTTCCGTATGCCAATTCTCAGCTCCGGGTCGCTCTCAACTTCCCTGCCGGTAATCCCTGTGGCATAATTGATGATATGGTCAAGGCCGCTCACGTTCGAGACGATTTTATTCAGCGAACCGACAGCGGCGAATGTTGCTCCGGGGATTACGGCCAAGTAAACGCCGTAAGCGCCAAGGAGGGGAATCTCGATTTTCTCATCGTCGCAGAACAGGGCGAAAGGCACTATGCCGGCGGCAGAATGTATCTCCATTCCGTCAGCGCCCATATTTTTAGCGGCAAACTCGCCTTGAGCCACCGCTTCTATCTGGTTGAAAAGCCCTTCCTGAATGGCGGCCTCGTCATCATCTTTCGCGGCGGTGTATGTGTACTTGTGACCGTCAATAGTGAGGGAATACGCCGCCCCTTCTTCAACAGACGCTATCTTAATCAGGAAACCGAGCAGCTTCTCCCTGCCGATAGTCACGCTCCCGGACAGGGCGAACTGTTCACCTGATGAAAGCCGCGCCAAATGGCCGGATATTACCGGCGTTCCTTCATCGCCCCATAAAGCGCAGAACACCCTCGTTGACTGGGCTTTCTCGCGCTCCACGTTCACCAGGCTGCCAAGACGGTCAAGATAGATGCCGCTCGCGGAGTCAGGGTCGCCGGAAGCCCAAAGTCCCTCCATTTTCTCCCAAAGCTGAGTCAGCTTTATCGCCTGATTGCTCACATACGCGCCTTCCGGCGTATCCGTGGAAGTGTCTATGTCGTAACCAAACGTGTCTTTCCAGGCTTGCCGTTCCTCTTCAAGAATTACAGTGAACGGTTTAGCGACAAACCCTTTGTCGGTCAGTCCGTATTCCATTTTTATTCGCCTCCTATGATGTTTTTCCAGGCATCTTTCAATGTTCCATAGTCGGTCTGCACGATGAAATCAACCTGGAACAGCCGTTCTTTTTTGTCATACTGCGGGGTAAAGCTGATAGTCCTTTTCACGCCCCGAATGTTCATCAGTTTTACGCGTAACGCGGCCTCAAGTATCCTCCGGTGTTCGGACTTCCTCTGTTTTTTGGGAATATAAGGAAGCCCTTTGCTCGTGTCCATAAACCATTCGCCCAGGAACAATGACAGCTCATGGCGGATAACCTGCGCCTCGAATTCCAGGTCGTCTTTCGTGTAACGCATCCTGCCGTTCTCCAGGGCGAACTTTCCGGTCTGCGGATCAATTGCTATGCTTTTCATGCTATCTTTCCACTCCCTGCCCCTGATAAAAACGGAGCCTTTAATTGGACAGAAATAGTGCCGGCTTTCATGTATGCGTCTATCGCCGCCGCTAAAACCTGGGCATACAGCTCGTTTCCCCCTACCAGCATTGTTGTCATAGACTTGAAGCACGTTTTAAGCGGAGTTGAAATGAGCGTTTTTGTTCCAGCAAACTTTCCTGTCGCCGGACCTGAAAAATTAGACGACGCGCCGGCGGGAGTAGTTACGATACCGGTCGATGTCGCCTTCACCGTATCATCAGGCTTGCAAGCATTGTCTATGTCGGTTGCCATGTGGTCGGCCAAATCGTCATCATTGTATTTAGCGTTAAAAGTATTCAGCAAATCTTCTTCAAGCTGGTCAGCGTCTATCGTCATTACGCCCTGGCTCGCGCCAGCGTATGAGCCGGCAGGGGCGGCTCCGGTATCCGTTGTTACTGTCTGCCCCGCGAGGATATACATTTTTATAGACAGCGCCATTTTTTTGGCCTGGTACTCATCGCCGCCTTCAACAATGGAGTTCATGGCAATGAAAGTAGCCAAGAAATCAGCCTGCAAGGTAACAACTACTAAAGCCATCACGCCTCCAGTAACGCGGTTAAATCCGCGTCCGCCAGGCCGATGGCCGTCGCTATTGCCGGATTCCAGTTATGGATCGCCGGACTTCCAAACGTGGTCGGCTGCGTTGCCTTGAGCGTGTCAAGTAACGTGTGCCAAATTGTATAAAGACTCTTCCCGCCATTATTCAGAGAAGCCTTACCTCCGTTCAGCTTAATAGTCGTCTTGCTGTTTTTTGCGGTGAGAACATCGGCGGTCATTTCAACCAAACATTTATCGGTCTTCCCCGTTATATGATCGTCCTCGATTGACAGCTTCGCCTTCTTTTTATAGGTTGCCTCGATTTTGTCATCAGTCATCAGCACCTGGGAAACGAGATCGCCATCGGGCTTGTCTTTGTGGATTATCTGGAGGCCATCCTCCTCAGCGGCTATAAACTCCTTCGGCTGTAGCCCCGGCAGAACGAAGCAGTCCATAAGGTTGAACCTACGGGGATCGGAGTCTTCAACTTCTTTGCCGCCGTTATCGCGCCATTTGTCGGTAGACCTCTCGCAGATAATGACAAGCACTTCATCGTCTTTCTCAAGCGGGGCATGGATGGTAAACTTTTTTGTTCCGAAGAACAGAACGGGAACATCTGGAATGACAGGGAAGTTCATAAACTCCCCATTGGGCATTTTCCGCTTGAGGTACGGCTGAATATCGGCCCGGCGTGTTTTCGCGTCGTATTTTTCCACAGAGCCGGGGAACGCAGTGTGTACGTTGGTGAGATTGTATTCAATGCACTCTTTAATGAGCTGGTTTAATGCGTCCATCAGGCAACCTCCGCTTCAATATCAACCTTGAAATCGCCGTCCCAGTTATCCCCGGTCATTACCGACTTGCTGATAATCACTTCGCCGTTCAGCGTCGATGATTCCACCTTGCAAGCCGCTTTCGGTATCAGCTCAGGGAACAGCATCGTCGAAAACTTCCAGCGGTTCGCCGCCTTGCTTCCAACGTCGTCATCGGTCGTCTTATCAACTATCTGTTGAGGTATCGTCAGCAGCCCGGTTTCCGGCGTCAGCCTGAGCCCGGTTTTGTCGGCGGCTTCTCCGGGCTTTATGATATAAAGCATCTGGTTTTGTATCGTGTACGTCAGGCCGAACCTGTTGAGAACGTCGCGCAACCCGTCGCCGGCCATGCCGATAAAGGCGTAGCCATGATCGTAATTCTCCCCGTTGGGAACCAGGTCAAGTCCCTTGAACGGCAGCCCGATGGCGTCCAGGAACGCCTGAACAACCGTCTTCGCCTCGGTGTCCTTGGCGTAGGATACGGACACATGGCCTTCCATAATCGCGGACCGCCCGTCGTATACCTCCAGCTCGGTCACATAGTCTTCGCCATCCCTCTTCCGTTCGCCCCTTACGACATCACCGAAGAAGATAGCCGCGACGGTTTCGTCCGTGTACCCGGCTTTTAGCGTTATGTGGTTTCCCTCAGCGCATACTTTGTCCGAAGTTTCTTTCGACAGGTTATAAATCTGGATTTTCGACTTATTGTTCTCTATGCTTTCGGTCTTTTCGATGTTAAACGCAATTTTCAAGCCGTTAATAATGAAGCCTTCGCCGCTTTTCTGCCCGACCGTTACCTCTACAAACCGCATCCACGCCATAGCCTATTCCTCCTCCACCGTATAAATGAGCGCGTACCGCAGGTGCAGGTTCTCCCTGGTGACCTCGGCTGTATTAGGCCGGCCGTCCAAATCCCTAAGCCACAATTTCCCCGGCGGGAGTTCGGGGACGGACGCACGGTATTTATCGAGGAAGAACACGCCTGTAACCAGCCTTATACCGGCAATGAGCAGCTCCCCGTAAGCGTCCATGATCGACATAAACCATGCAGTAGCCCTTGTGTTGTACGAAATATAGACGCTGTACCGCTTCCCCGACAGGTCTATTTTCGCTTCCCATCTCGCGGCTTTTTCAGATAAAAATGGTATTTCGATATTTACATATTTCATGGCACCCACCCGTGTATTTGGCAAGCCTCAAGGTATTCGTCCTTCGTTGCGAAGCCGTCTTCGACTTTCTTCTGCCATTGCTGCTGCATAATGTTTGGCCGTTGGACAGGCTTGTTCCCCGCCGTCAGGCCGCCGTTCGCCGTGCCGCCTGCCTGATCGCCGCCGCCGACCGCAGATGACGAGGCGTTTATCGTCGTGGTTTCTGATTTCACGACCTTCACTTTTTTGAACGACATATCAAACGGCAGGTTTTTCCCCGTCGATACGTCGCGGTCTATATCAAACGTGGCGATTACCATGTTCGTAAAGGTTCCGAGGCCGGTAACGAGGTCAACGGGCTGCCGGTCCTCTTTGAGCCGCAGCAGCTCTTGGTATTTCTGAATAATCCTCGCCTGCGGGTCTTCCGGCGTTATGTCTTCGTTGCTTTCAGGCAAGTCGCCTTCCAGAACCGCGAACTCGGTATTCCCGATGAAAGCCTTTATCTGCACCTCGTCGGCTGCGGGCGTAACGTGGTCAGAGACGACGCTTCCCTCCTCGACGGGTATCTCGGTGATTTTATTTGAATGGGAAAAATGCTCGGTGACAAAAGCGTCTATTTCGAAGCCGCCGATGCTTTTTACCAGTTTTGGATAAGTGAAGATTATTGCCATCAGTTCCTCCTCGCTTCCGGCGACGGGATATTTCCCCGCGACCCGCTTATCGCGTCAGAAAGCTGGTCTTTCATCGCCTGTTCAACCTGGCGCGATATTGCCTGCGCTTGCTCCGCGCTGGTTCCTGGAGGCACATTTACGTTAATGCTGGTCGATGCGTTTACGGTATTGGTCGCGCCGCCGTTATAGTTGTTGGTCCTTGTGGCCGCCGCCGAAGCCGCCGAGTTTACAAACGGCTGCACCGCCGCGGGGCTGGAGCTTCCGCCTCTTGCTGAGCCGCCCCCTCCCGAAGATCCGCCTCCCGACTTGTCGCTGTCGCCCCCGGTAACGAAGTTTACGACCCCGCCGAAAAACCCCTTTACCTTTTCCCATCCGTCTTTAATGAGGTTGATAAAGGCGAAAAACTTTTCTTTTATGCCGTCGAATAATCTGATAAAGGCGTTCCTGATATATTCAATGGCCGCGGTCGGGCCTTCCTTCATCGCCTCCCATAATCCCCTGAAAAAGCTGGCAAAGCCGTTCCAGAGGTTTTTAATGCCGTCAACGACCGAGAAGAAAATGTTTTTGATGCCTTCCCAAACCGCCGCGGTGATATTTTTAATGCCGTCCCAAAGCCGGCTGAAAAATCCGGTAATTGCGCTCCAGATTTCCTTTATGCTCTCTACAAGGCCGAAGAAAAACGCCTTAATTTTCTCCCAGGCGGAAATGGCGGCGCTGACTATGCCGCTCCACAAGCCGGCGAACCAGCCTTTGATTGCTCCCCACGCGTCCTTTATTTTCTGGATAAGAACCTTCACAACATCGACGATTTTTCCCCAAATAACCTTGAACTTTTCCACTACGAAGGTGAACACTTTTATCAAAGCCGGTTTTATTTTGTCCCAATGCTTGATAATCAGCCTGACGACAGCCATGACGATACCGGCAGGCAAGAATAGAATTGCCAGCAGCACATTCGCTATATTGAGGGCGTTTTTCTTCACGAACGCGATGATTTTCTTAAATAACCCAACGATACTGTTCCACAGCATCTTGAAAAAGTTTCCTATAGCCGAGAAAGCCTTCATTAAAGCAGGCCCGACTTTATCCCAATTCTTTACCAGCAGAATTATTATAGCTATAAGGGCAATGACTCCCAAAATAATTAGCGCAATGGGATTAGCTGCCATGATTGCGTTAAGTATCGCCTGGGCTTTTGCCGCGATGAGGGAAGCGGCGGCTTTTATTTTGTATGCTGCCGCTGTCGCCAAAGCCTGTATCTTCGCCCTCATCATCTGAGCATTGAGCATGAATAACGCGAGGCGGTTTCCCTCGGCTGCCGCCTTCATTACCGACATGGTTCCCGTGAGCAGGCCGTAAGCCGTCCGTATCGCGTTTACGCCAGCAACGGCGCCCTTTCCTATCGCTATCGCCGTATTAACGGCGCGGATGGCGACGGCAACCCCGAGAACAACCGGGGCAAGCCTGGAAATGGGTCCGAGCAGTCCCCCTATGAAACTTCCGAGTTTTCCGAACAGCGGAGCCAGCCCGTCTATCTTCGGAGTAAGCCATTCGATAAACCTTGCAATGGCGCCGAAAACTTCCTGAATGATGGGTTTTAATGCCTCAAGCACCGGTTTCACAAACGCCCGGATGGGCTTGAAGGCGACCAGTATAAGCTGCGCCAGGTTCATCAGCGCGGGCCACGCGCTTTTTATAACGTCGCCGAGGAAGCCAAACACGTCGCTGAATATACCCTTCAAGGCGGTAAACGCCCCTCCGTATTTCCGCATACGCATCTGCAAAATCTCAAAGAAAATTATCACGTCGGCGGCCAGCCGGATGAGCTTCTCAAACGCCTTTTGCCCGAACCCGACCAGGCCGTCCTTGCCCATCTTCACGAGGTCGCCGAGGTATCTGATGAAATCAACCAGCGCGGGGATTACTTCGGTCCCTATCGCGTCCCTGATGTCGCCAATGAGACTTTTCAGTATTTTGATGGACCCGCCCAACGTCATGGCTTGATTGGCCATGTTGCCGAAAAACCTGCCGCCTTCGGCGGTCGATGCCGCCATCGCCTTAGTCAGATCATTGAAACCGAGCTTTCCGTCCTTGAGTTTTTTCTCAAGCTGCTGGACGGAAATGCCGAGTCCGTTCGCCATGTCGTTCATGCCGAACCCGGCGTTTGTAAGCTGGCGCATAACGCCCATGTCTACTTTACCGGTGGTTCCGACCCTCGTAAGGATATTTCCCAACGTGCTGAAACTTTCGGAAGAACCGTTGGCGATGTCGCCGAGAACGTCGATCATCTTCGACGTTTCTCCGGCCTCCATTCCGACGGTGCGGAGCTGCTTATAAGCGGATACCAGGGTCCCTGTTCCATAGAGGGGGTCGGCTGTTTTGCTCCTGAGTTCTTTCAGGGCGTCGGCAGCAGCTTCGGCGGAGCCGGTAAACGCCTGCATCTGCGAGCGGTAGCCTTCCATTTGGACGGTCGCGTCAATGATATTTTTACTTATCCAGCCGACACCGACGGCGACGGCAGCCGCGGCTATCTTGAAGGCGGTTCCTATGCCTTTTCCGGCAGCGGCAAGCCCGTTGCTCTTTTCTTTGGTAGCGTCTATTTGTCTGTCATATTGTTTCTGAGGGGCGTCTTCAAGCTGGAAGCCCAACAGAGTGATCAATTCCCTTACTACCACGGCTTCTCCCTACTTCTTGCCGGCGCTCCTCAGCTCTTCCTCGTCCAAAGCGGATCTGGCAATTTCCACATCGGCCATCATGTCAAGTATGGCGTTTGCTTTCAGTAGGTCCGGGTAAGTCCACTCCTCATATATCTCTCTCAGTGGGGTTCCCTTGGCTTCCCATATACGCCATACCATGTACTCTTCTTCGATTTCAGGATCAAGTTTTCCTAAGTCCCCGAGCTTGCGGAGCCTCCTGTCTGTCCTTGCTCTGCCGGTGGCGTAGTAACCATTTTCTTTATTCGCTGACCAATACCGTTGGCCAGCATCCCGAAAAAATCAGGGTAGTTGACCTCCATCACCAGCGCGAGGACTGGGTAAATAGTAAAAATCCGCCCCTCGAAAACAAAATCCATCGCGGTATCAAACATTCCCTCGCTGCCGAAAACAAAGACTTTTGTCTCGCCTTCGATGACGATATGCGCCTGGACGTTCGCGAACATACGCTTTATCAGGGCAAGGAATTCATTTTCTCCGAGCTGCTCGGACAGCTTCTCAATCGCGAGCGCGAGGGCAGCGCCGTCAATCTTGGCGTTGGCGAACTCTTCCAGCTTCCCGCTTGACGGTATGCCGCCCTGGAAAGCGCCGACTACCTGCCCTATCGAGGGTCCCAAAGCCCTGACCAGGTACGCCTTGAGCTTGAGCGCCTCGGACACATGGAACGGCGTCACGATAAACTTGACGCCGTTAATTTCTTTCTCTTTCGTTTTCATGGTTCCATCCCCCATGTTTCAAAATATAAAAATGGGGGAAACTCCCCCATATAGCCGATTACGGTAGCAGCCCTCCGACGTTTCCTTCGGCTAACTGCCCGGTGTCAAAAGTCCACGGGCGCTCGCCGACTTCCTTGCCGAAGCCTTCGGTGGGGTCGCCGCGCAACCACGCCTGCGGCCAGTATTTCAGCGTGCTGCCGTTCATATCGGTTATCGCGAGCGGCTGGATCGCCTTCCCGGTCAGCTTGTCCGCGTTTCTGACGGTGGACAGGTGCTGGTTGCTCTGGCTGGATTGCAACAGGGTAATGGTGATCTGGTGGGTGTTATCGTTGCTCTGAGCCCTGGCGACTTCGCCGTCAGCCCCGACAACTTTCTTGAAGCCCTCTTCGTCATTCGCGGATATTTCGACGAAAGTGCCGTCGGCGAACCCGCCGATGGGAACGCCGCCGAAAATGACAATGACTTTTTTTGGGTCAAAATTGGTAACTAAAGGGTTAGGCATAATTATTTACCTCCTGATTACAGCGTTATAGTGCCGCGTATGCGTGCAGTATGAATTGCGCCCGACAAGGGAGCTGAGAACGCCACGCCTGACAGGTCGCGTTTCGCCCTCTGGTCTTCGGGAACATCTTTCTTTTCGGGAGCCGTTATTTCGTAGCTGTCTATCAGCTCAGCCACGTCAATACCTTCCTGCAACGCGCTCTTGAGCGCCCCCTTGATGATTTCAATGCCGGTATCGTTAAACGGAACCTTCTTGCTCTTCTTGAGGTCGGTGAACACCTTGTTCTGTATCCGCGCCTCAAGCCAGTCGCAGCCGTGGATAACGTCGATGTATTCGCCCGAGCCGACCGTCCCGAAGAACGTGGTGGGAACGTCTGACACTGAGCAGTACAGCATGGCGTTATTTGTTTTCGCGGTTTCAAACTGGCTGTTGTCAACCTCGTAGGTGGGAACGGCGGCCATGTCCTTGAACACCCAGGTCGCTGATCCGGGATTCCAGGTGAGGCAGCTCGCGCAAATCGCCACGTCCGGGAACACGTCATCGGAGATTTTGAGTTTGCCGGTTTCGCTCGGAGCGCAGGACGGATGATAGAAAACGAAACTGCGGTCCATGTTGAACAGCTTGAGCCATGAAGCAATGTTTCCCGCCTCTTCCTCGATGATAAGCTCGTCGCCCGACGCGATGGAATACAGTTTTTTGTTCGCCTCAACCCATTCGGCGATTTCCTGCTGCTCGTCCATGACGCGTGCAGAAGTAGCCACGGCGTAAAAATTGTTATTCGCCTTTTTAATGGCTGACATCGCGTCCGTCCACGAAGTGTCTGTCGGATATTTGCAGCCGACGTACAGCTTCCCGATATGCGGCTTTTGCGAAAAATGTTTCAGCGCAGCCTTGTACGCGACGGAGGTTGTGGTCAAGCCCGCCTTGATCAGCTCCTCCGGGTCCCCTATTACCAACACGCGCTTCGTTGCGAAGGTTGTGCCGGCAGGATCAAAAGTGTCCACGAAAAGCAGTTCGGAAAAGCTCTTCATAGACGGCACCTTCGTTTGCCGATTGATAATAACCTCGACAATTTTATCAATCAAATCAGCCATCTGCTCCCTCCTGGTTTGTGACATCTCCCATAGGCAGGTTCTCCGGCCTGATACGCACCGTTTCAATCCACCCGGGGAAATCC